TGACCGTATATGCGATGATAGAACGATGAACCAAGTCAAATATAACCGATAACCCATCGCCGGACTTTGTGTCAAAAGCATCTCTTATTGGGTCACTTAATTGAAATCTAATTTGTTCGTTTGCAGTCATATTGTTTATATATTTGTATATTTAACGTCATCGTTTGCCAATTTTCTCCTATCTTTAAGTTTTCTCTTTGCCTGATTCATCCTATTTTTACCGCTACTGAAGAACCTTAAATTTGGAAATGATGCGTTTATTGACAATTTATCTTCCCCGGAAACAGAATCGACAATCAATATAAACTCTATGTTCGATTCTACGTCTACTATCTCTATTATTGTCCCAACATCAGATAATTGTTTATTCGGAATTTCAGAGGTATTAAACCCTGCCTGACCAAATAACTGCGTATTAAATAATGTTGGTTGTCTAGACATAATATCCTATTTCTTTGGCTCCTCTGTTTTTGGAGCTTCTGTTTTTACTTCTTCTATTTTTTCTGCCTTTTTTACCATATCAATTATTTGTCCACCCACTTCTGCAGTTAATGAATCTATAATCTCGGTTTTTCCTAGTGGTGATTTGAGTTTTATTTCTGTATCCGAAACTAACTTTTTTAAAGACTTGTGTTGATCGGAAGTAAATTCTACTATTCCGTCAGTTTTTGCTCCGGCTACCAATGTACCCAAGATGTAAACTTCGCTATTATTAAGTGGTCTTTTTTCTCTACTTTGGTATCCTTGGCATAGATTTATGATTACCTTTTGAAGTTTTACTGATTCTTTTTCGAACCCAATAATTTTATCTTTTCCTTTTTCATCTTCACCGGAAACGATAGGAATTGGTTTTTTTTCTCCGTCTAGCTTTCTTTCCTTAATTATATTTCCATAGAAATCTTTGATCTCTTGGAAAACATTCAATTTTACTCTCATTTTGCTCCCTTTTTTGCACTTTTTGTGCTTTTATTTATATGCTTATATTCTAACATATTTTTATCATCTTCTCTTTTTTTTATTTCAAGATTAATTCCATCATCGATGAACTGATCTATTTTTTCGGTATCGTTACCAAATTTCCTGATTGCCTGTCTTCTTAGTCTTTTTTTTCGTCTTATAAACATATTTACTCCGTTTATTAAAATAATATTGTTTTTGGTATAAATCCGCCACCTGGCTCATAATCAACTACAAGTTTAGGATCTCTGGTCGTCCCAGAATACTCTGAAAAATGACAACCATTAATATAATTACCAGTCGTTACGGTATCCAAATCAATATCAATAAATTTACTCCTGGCACAAAATTTCGTTATTCCTGTTTTATTTATAAAATCCCTGCCATCAGAATTGAGGGTTATATTATTGTACCCAGAAGACGCCCAAGTAGGTATGTATCCGTAGGTATTACCATCATACGCCCAGAAGTCTGCTATGGTACTAGGTAATACTTGTGTACCACCTTGAAGCTCTACATCTGAAGCATTAGTAATTCTGGTAAAAGCACTCCATATTGCACTTAGTATATTACTACTAGAACCTATCCCGGAAGTGTCAAAGTCTGTAAAAAATCTTGATACAGAATATTTTGCCCCATCTCTAAATCCTCCAATACAGAAAATATTACTAGATCCTGTATTTAATATGTTGAAACTGGTTGCATTTTGAGCAGAATCTGCATAGTTTATGTTACGAGCACCCCAAATCCTACTATCGTAAGCACTTGCGTATATAGTGTCTGCGTCAATATATAACGGGTATAATTCGTCATTATTAAGTGTGTCTGATACTTCTGGCGTTGAATACTTTGTATATATTACCTCGTCATTTATTTTCTCTAATTTATGACCAGTCCAGCTTGAAATATATCCATTTTTGTCTTTGATCTTTGGCGCATCGATCCTATATAAAATCTTATCTTTTTTTGAGTCTTTTATTATATACTGATAATCTATAGGTACGTATTCGCCATCTACGAGCTTATTTGCAACATACATACCATCTAGGTGCATTATTTCTTTTATTTGAAAGGAACTAATTTTATTATCCACTTTTACATAGTTTTTGAACGTAGAATTTGTTTGAATAGATTGCATTTTAATACCACTAGGCAATGTATGTTGTAGTGTATTCCCGTTAAGTTTTTCGATCGATTCGAAACTATCACCAGTGACCTTTTCTATCCCATCCAGCAATATAGATTTTATCGTTACCTCAAACTGTCTGTTGGCGTCATATCTTAAACCAATATATTTATGCAGTAATTTATCTTTTCTTCCTCCATGGGTGACAGTGTTTTCATCTATTAAGAACTTATCGTCAAGCTCTTTAAATTCCAGGTTAATATTTTCTAGCCTGTGGGATATTGGTGATGAATAATGTACCGGACCAGACGAGGCAACTAAGCGTCTTTTATTATCACCTAGATCATAGGTTTTATTTCTGATCGTCCGAGATGTTATCATTTCTCGCATAATTTACTCCTTAAGCGCTAGGCTTTTGAAAAGTTAAATCTATTATAAGACCCTTGGCTCCCGTACCAGCCCCATCAATATCAATCCTTAATTCATCCCCGGTAGCTACATCATCTTGATCAGTATCGATCACTGCCGGTGTCGTGGCTGTGCTTGAGTCTTTCTCGTTAGCGTCAATAGTTAAGTTGGTTGAAAGCATATCTTGTGAATCTGTAACATTGTATAAAGCTATTGATGGTAGCCCGGTACTTGAAACTGTTGTAACGTGTCCTCCTATTGCTGTTAAATTCCAACCAGTTAATGCTTCGTTAATTCTTACATAAGCTTTTCCATCGCCTGTTGTCAATGCGTCACCGCTAGGATCGGTCACCAATACTTGAATTACTCTAGTAACTAAATTATCAACTGTCGTTGCTCTTGTGCCGTTTACTAATAAATACTGTGCATGATCGTCATCGGCTAATCCTGCAAGGTTTCCGTGGTCAGAAGCCTGTGATGGTGAAAATGATGTTTCCCACGCAGTGTCGACTTGAATTGGTACATCTGTACCTTGTTTTATTAATATCCTACCAATTAAAATTGCGTGTTCTTGTATGTGTGGCGGTAATAATGTTGGAGGTGCTTCTGCTTCTGCTCCTGCTGACGAAACATATTCGGCCTGTGGGTATATAATAGATATTTCTTTATCGTCTGCTTCGGCATAAACCCATATATTAGCATATCTGTTGTTGTTTAAGTTTTGAAGTGTGGCCAAAGCCGTATTATTCCATATTAATACTGAGTATTGGGTAACGTCTGAATTATTCCACGTACCAGCAACTCCGTTATACCAGTAATATTCTACTGTACCGGATACATTTGTATCTATTGCCGGAATGACAAATTCGTTAAGATTTGACCATAATGTACCAGTAGTCACTGCAATATTTCTAGTTCCTGTCACGCTAGTCACTAATCCACCTACATTTTGATCTCTTATAATGTATCCGTCTGCTCTAAATCTTTCAATTATATTTGTAATTCCGTCTGTAACCCACCACGGATTGCACAATATATGTAAAGTTCCACCCTCATTTACTATTGAGGCCAACGAAAATTCTGTGTCTAAATCGTAGTTTTCAGTTGCTCTAATATCTATAATTGGAGTTCCACTATTATATATAATTCCTACGTGTTGGTGTGTATCTGTTGTTGTTGCCAAAGTGTTGTTTGCTATCCAATCAAATGATAGTAATTCTGCTGTGTCGTCATCTGTTGCTTTTATAAAACCAGTACCTAGAGCCACTGCAAGATTTTCACTTCCCGCGTCTGTGACATTACCACCAGTACCTCTACCAGCTGAACCGAATTGATCTGCAAACTCGTGGATAGTTTTATATGTAGCAGAACCTAATATTGGGATACCAATTAAATCTGAACCAGAAGTATGGTTTATAGTTGTCAGTGCTAATTTGGGATATATTTCTTGTAATGCAGTTTCAACTTCTTCTCCCGTAAAATATCCACCAGAATCAACTATTGGGACTTCGGACGCTAATACATTAGCGAATGTTAAAGCACCGGATCCATCTGTTTTAAGTACCTGAGTATTGTTTCCGTCTGATGTAGGAAACGTATATTGATTATACATATTTACGATACCTACTATTGCAGCATCATCATTTGAATATCCTAGAAGTAAATTACCGTTTGCTGTATCTCCAATTCCACCATATATACATGTATCACCACCAATTGCATCTACTGATTCCCCGCCAAATATTTCAACGTCATGCGCATTTCCACTTACTATTCCACCAAATATAAATCTTGTTCCTGTAGGATTTAAAAAGTATATTTCTTCTGCGTCAGTAAAAAAGTTTCCATTTTCACCTGCTCCATCTCCTTTACCTACTATTGCTCCAAATCCACCGCCCTCTGCACCAGAACCGACTTGAGCGTCTTGTGCCTTTATAGACATTACTATCCCACCGCCAGAAGTAGATATCGCCTGTGATATTTGATCTGTACCTGTTCCTTCTCCAAATTCTATTGTTCCTAGTCCTGACATAGCGCCAGTATTTCCTAGAGTTACATCATCTAGCCAACCAGTAAGTTCAGTATATTCAGAAGCATTTAAATGGTAATATTGATCGGATTGTCCGCCTTGCTTTAAAGTAGTATTGTTATGTGTAACTGTTGTTCCAAATTTTATCCAGGAAGAACCATTAAATACATATACAACGTCCTCATCTTCAACCCAGGTTGCAAAACCTTCATCTGGTGGTATTGGAGTCCAGTCTACGCCATTCCATTGATATATATAGTTTTCAACTACTGCTTGTCCTGTAACTGTAGATAATCCAGTTACCGTATTTATATATCTATCTACTATGGTTGGTCCAGCAGGCTCCGCATCAGTAAAATCAACTATATCTATCACTGATTCTTGCCAGTCAAGACCTTGTATTAAACCATCAACATAATCTTTATTTACAGCATCATTTCCATCTATAGGACTTGCCAGGCTTGTAATCTTGTTTGAGCCCATCGATTGATTGCCAGAAAAAGCACGAATTCCATTTACTAGAATATATTGCTCATGGTCATCGTCTTCTAATCCCTGTATTGCGCCATGATCGATACTTTCTTCAGTAAAATGGATTGCTCCATTACTTATATGAGTATCAATCTGACCATGAGTGTTAGTTCCGATATTACTTAGTGCAGTATGATCTGTAGTTCCACCAACGTCAGCAAGTGTGACGTTATGTGGATTTCCAGAAACTAATTGCGAGTGAGCATATGCAGTATTCCAATTACCTACTCCGCCCTCTAGAGTATTAACCGCACCATTAAGATCAGTTATATATTTAACTGTTATTGTCTGAGCTACAGAAGCACCTTCCGCATGAGCTGCAATTAAAGTTCCTTCTTGCGCCCTAGAACATGTTAAGTTGTTGCCAGACCTGGTAGTACATAAAAGTATTTCATTATCTATTCTTATTGGAAAATTAGAAGCAGAATAAAGACCACCATTCGACACTTGTACTACTACGGGATCGGTAGTATTATTTATACCCCCGACATTTTGCAGGGTATCGATAGCATCGTTTTTTCCATTCATGAATGTGGTCATATAAGTCCCGTGTGTTAACTATTAACTAAAAGTGATTTCTAGAGTAAGTTGCCATATTTGTCCTGCAACTTTTATTCCCTGTCCAGATACCTTTCTATTGAGAAGTACCCCGGCAGAAGCATGATTATATACACCGAACTCATTCCATGCTTGGTTTGCGTCTGCGATTCCGAATGTGGATCTCCATGTTATCTGTTGAGAAGCTCCATTCGTAGGAAATCCAATATCCATGGCTTTTCTTACTTCATTAGTAAGGCTTGTATTCGTAGCAGACGCAACAGTACTTGAAGTACCTACTGCAAGAAAAGCATTTGCATTATCATATTTAACTGCACCAGTTCCGGCAATTAATTTTGCCATCTCATTTATGCCTACATTTGTAAGCAAATTTCCTTTAAATTCTTTTCTAAAATATGAGACGCCTTTTTTATAGTCGTTTTTATTATTAAATTTTTCTAATATCCACTTAGGATTCCAATTTACAATTTCTTTATTAATCAAATTATCTCCTATTCTCGATTAAACCTTCTATCAATTTAATCATCTTCTCTGCGCTATTTTTGAAAGTCCAATTTTTATGAACCCACTTCGATGCCTCAATTCCCTTCTTATATGCTTCTTCTCTATGTTCAACGACATATTTCATTTTTCTTTTTAAATCTTCAAAGTCACAAATATCCCAATTGCCAACATCTCCCCATCTTCTAGGATAACGGGATACTTTTTCTTTTCTGGCTACAGATACAGGATAGTTATATCTCTCATCTGCATAGTCGTTCATGCCTGTCGTTTCTGTGAATATTGTTGGAAGACCTGTGGCCATTGCCTCAACTGGAGGAAGACCGAATCCCTCTCCTCTGCTAGGAAATACGAAACAATCGGCGTTTCTATAATATCCTTCCATTTCTTCCATCGTTGCGGATCTATCAATAATATCTACATTTTTGTATGGAAGTTCTATGTGGCCCATTACACCACTTTGCGTCTTAAATACCATTCTAACGTCCATGTTGTCCTTAAAAAGATCAATAAACGCGCTCAGAACCCTTCCTGGGTCTTTTCTCGACGTTAGAGTACCAAGCATCAAGAATGTAAATGTTTTTCGCTTAGGTCTTATTATCAAAGGATATTGTTCTGGATTTACACCATGAGGCACTACCTCTATAGGTATTTTTACTCCAGCCCTCTCAAAAAGTCTCTTGTTGTGATTGCATGCTACCCACAACATATCTAAATTGTTAATAATCTTTACAGCATTTCCCTCTGGTCCAGCCCAGTCACAAGGAATGCTTGGGAATTTATCTGTTTCCCATTCTGTGTAACCTATTTTTATAGGATTATTCATACTAGAGAATGCATTCGGAAATCCAAACGTGACACCTACTTGAGCCATGACAAATGGTTTCTTTTTAATCTCTAAACCCTTTTTTGTTAAATTCTTTTTTGGGACATTTGAAAAACCCATTAATCTGACATCAATTCCCAATTCTTCTAAAGCTAAAATACTATTTTCACCAGCTCCACTGTATCCCTGTCCTTGACCAACAGATTGGATCCAGTTGATCATGTTCAATTTATTAGACATATATGTCCTTTCGTGCAGGGGCTTCCTGCTAAAGACGGGTGAGTTAAACACCCGTCAATAAAATTACATTTTCTTTAATAGCAATTGATATGTATAGTTCACATCTTGGCCATATGTTTGTTGAAATTCGTTCCAGCTTTTATCGGTTTGACTTGCTACACCGATAGCTCTTACAAATAATTTCCATACATTGGTACTTCCGTATCCACCAAGTTGCCATAGACGATATAGAACTATAAAGGCACTATTCATTAGTCCTTCAATGTTTTAATTATGCTACTATATCAACTTTAACTGCACCGTATTTACCAGAAGTTCCGATAAGAACAGCACGTCTTGCTCTACCAACGATTTGAGAAACGATTAGTCTTGAAAGATCACCATCGTCTGCGTCGATTCTTAAATCATGTTTGACATATTCTTTAAACTGTCTTTTTGGAACGATTAAGTAGATAAGTCCAGCAGTTACACCAGTATAAGTGTAGGTTTTTCCTTGAACAACAACCTCATCACCATCATAGAATATGAAGTTAGCGGCTTTAAGTTTAGTCTTAACAAGAGATGGACTTGTATCGGGATACATTGATCCAGCAATTGCATCTTCTAGGATGAACTGATCAGCAGTGTTTGCCAATACGATCGATCCTTTAGGTAATACAGTTAGAGCGTTTCTAAGTGTAGTTTCAAGATCTGTATCGAATGCAATAAGTTGAGCGACTCCACCTGTACCATATGCATTGTTACCTTCTTGAGCAACTTTTTGAGCTGCAATGTTAGCACCAGTAGTAACATATGTGTCGGAAATGACTGGATATAGGTGAATGTGATTAAGAAGCTTGTTATAAGCTTCACCGAATGCGAGTCCAACTTCTGAAAGCTTCCATGTTTGATTGTATTCAACCATGTCTTCGTTATATTCAATTCCAGCAGCGTAGGTTAGAAAAGTAACTGTCTTCTGAAAACCAGGGCCCATTGAACCGAATTTAACTTCTCCACCTTCTAGTTTCTCTAAAAATACAACTTGGACAGGTCCCATTTCGTTGTCGATTAGAGTCTTAGGAAAGTTTGGATCTGTTAGTGTGTTAAAAATTGATTTGTAAAGCAAAGGTGCTGATTCTCTACCTTTGTATACGTCGTAAGTTATTTTTGTGATGAAATCTTCACCACCATCGGCAGTACCGATCATTTCTTGAATTGTTGCTTTTCCTTCATTGAAAGCTTTTCCCCACTCAACACCAAAATCTCTTTTTCCTTTAGACATTTCTTGGATTATACTGGTTGCTTTATTGTGAGCTCTTTCAAATAATTCTTTGTCAAACATATTTTTCCTTTGTTAATTATTTGTTATTATTAGTCATTTTGTGGCAAAAGTAAGCCCCAAAGAACATTGTTTGCATCTTTTGCTTGAACAACTCTCATAAACAGTCTGCCCGTATCATCGTTACTGACTACACCAGCAGTACTTATATAAAGTAATTCGCCTTTAGCTGCAGTAATTCCGCCAGCTACAGTAATCTCGTGAACACGTTGAGCAATTTCCATTGCAACAGTTTCACCAGAATCACCTTCATTCATAATTATTCCGTGAAAACCTTCTCTTAGAGCGGCTCCACCTTTGTAATAGGTTTTGTCTAACAAAACATCAACGGCTCTTCCGTCGGATCTTAATGTTTCTTTGTTGTTGTTAGTGACTTGTTCTTGAAATTCAGACATTTTATGCCCTTTCTATTTACATTTTAATAAATTTGCTTTGTTTGTTTTTATCTTTTTTGCTATCGATTTCTTTAGTAATTTTTGGCTCAAGGTTAGAGTTCATCTCTTGAATCAGATATTTTCCTTCTGACGATTCTAGTGTTTTATTAATTGCACTATCTGCTGATTCTTTAGTGTAATTTCCACCTGACATTTCAGAAACTATCATTGATTTAACAACTTTTCTAACTGCTAGGTTGCTTACGCTTGATACCTTACTATCAATATATCCACCGATCATACTCTTGATGTCATCTTTCATTTCTGTAATAACATCTTTAGCAACTAACTTTCCATCTATGGATAGTTCTTCTTTAATATCTTTCATCTCTTGAACTAAACATAAATCTTTTGAAAGTTTTTTCTCTGCACTATCATATCCAGACTTGTTTATTTTATTAAACAAATCTTGGTTATGTTCTTTTAAATCCGCTAGGGACATTTCTTGGATTATTTTTGCTTTATCCATAATGTTCTCCTCTTTCATTTCACTTGTTAATTTCATAAATCCAGAATTTGGAACGCCTTCCGATCCAGATCGGGCCCAATCAATACTCTCAAGTTCAAACTTGGTGATATTATAAGCCTTCTTCATGCTATCCCAGGCTTTTTGGGCAAGACCGTATACAGAAACCGAAACTTTCTTACTTGCGGCTTTCGCTTTTCTAAGATAAGTTTTTAGTTCATTAGCGTATGGCATTACATATCCCTTAATGAACAATCTCTGTTTTCCATCGACCTCTTTAACTAGCGAACCAAGCCATATCGTTTCAGGACGAGGTGCTTTGCTTTTCCTCTCGTTCTCTGCAAGATGGCCCATATATGCATCTGGTTTCTTTAGGTTTATTTGCTCTGCTATCTCCATTAAAGATTCAATAGTCCAATTGTTTCCATTCCTCGAAATAGTGTTGTTGATCGCTTCTATCGTTACGAACATTGGATCTTTATCTTCGTCAACTATTTCTTTGATATTAACGCCTTTAGCGAAAGGAACATCAATATTAAATCCATCAGCCTTTGAAGACATCTCGGCAATTATATCTATACTCTCTACGATTCTTTGTTTTTTATATTTCATAATTTTATAAAAAAAAGACTATATATCCGCCACAAAATGTGGAACGGCCTATACAGCCTTGCTCTAGTTATATTTTATCATTGATTAAGCCAATGTCAAACTAGACGACATAACCTCGTCTCTTCATCTCCTGGTCAGTGCCATAAATATATTTTACTCTATCATTGTCTTTGAGCTTCTTATAAACAATAGATGCCTTTTCATTCGGGAATGTTGCGATAGCTCCCATTACCTCAATAATAGTTAGTTTAGGAGCGGATTTTATCTTTTCCTTTATTTCTTTTTCAGGCTTTTTTTCTTCCTCTTTTTTCTTTACTGATGAGCCGTCATCACTATCGTTCAATGGAATCAATGGACCATTATTGTTTGATTTTTGCTTTTTCTCTTCTTCTATTTTTTCCTCATTCAATAATTCCTTTGAAAGTTTACTTTTTTTCTCATCATTCTTTGTCATCCTCTTCACTTTCTTCGTTCTCTTTTTTAACTTTGGGTTCTTGTAATTGTTTTTCATCTTTTTTGATTTCCTTTTTAACTAGTAGATCGCTTGTACTTATTTTACCATATTTAACTATGATCGTAGTCTCTCCTCCGCAATCACTGAATGGGCACGTTGATATTACTGAAAAATCTTTACCGACAACAACGATCCTGTGCTTTCCTCTTTTAATATCAACCAAATTATTTTCCGTGACGTGTGCGATGACCTGTTTTTTACAAACAGAACATAATACTTTATCAGTCATTTATTTCCTTTCTCCAAAAATCCAGCATGTCTTCCAAGGTTTTATCCATTGAAATCTCTGGTTTCCATCCTGTTGATTTTACAAACTTACTATTATCTCCATAAAGCAATGGAACTTCAGATGGTCTCATTCTTGCAGGGTCATCATTTACAGTTATTGATTCCATGTTGGATAGTTTTATCAATCTATCCAAAATCTCACGTATTGAAATGGTTTTATTCGAGCATATATTATATGGCTCTCCTGGAATACATTTACTTGCAGCCAACCAATATGCCCTTACCATATCTCTGACATCGGTGAAATCTCTCTTTGCTTCTAAATTTCCTACCTTTATTGCATCCTTTTTTCCTTTTTCAATTTCCACTATTTGTTTTGAAAATGTAGAGCAAACATACTGTTCACCACGTCCTGGGCCAGTATGATTGAATGCGCGGGTAATTATTATATTTAATCCATAAGTATCCGCATACCATTTTGCATTTGCTTCCATCATCATCTTTGAAATTCCATATGGAGAGCTAGATCTTCTAAAGACTTCATTATTTTCGTTCATTGGAACTTCGTCTGGTTTTACTTTTCCATACTCCTCTGAACTACAGGCAACTAATATTTTTGTAGAAAGTCCGTAGTTTAATACTGACTCAAAAATATTTACTGCCGGCCTCACATTATTCTCTTGTACGGCCCAAGAATTTCTAAAACTAGTTGGTACGAATGCCTTTGCGGCCAAATGGAAAATATAATCAGGTTCTATCGTGTATATGAGCTCGTCTACAACATCGGGATCATTCAAATTATATTTTGGTAATCCTATCGGTATAACCTCTACTCCTTGTGATTTAAGATATTCGGATAGGTGCTTTCCGACAAATCCATTGGCTCCGGTTACAATTGCTTTCATTTATTTCCTTTCTTTTTTGCATAATATAATATATTTTTAGCGCTTTCAAAATTGTATAATTTTCCATCTTCCATTCCGATACTTATCTCTGTTTTACATTCACCTATGATTGAAGCTAAAAACCCAATTAATTTCATCGGATTATATACCCTCATATGATCAGCCTGACTTGGAGTATTTTCAAAAGGAGTTTGTATAATGGCTATCCCTCCATCTTTCAATACTCTTTTCATTTCTTTCAATGCCTTTACGTCATCCTTAACGTGTTCTAAAACATGAATGCAAATTATAAAGTCGAAACTATTATCCTTAAACGGAAGGTCCTCTGCTGTCGACACAACGCCCTCTCCTGGGTATATATCCATCGATGTGTAGTCGACATCAAAACTTTTTATTTTATCCTTTAGCCCCGGATGTGGCGAGTAGTGTAATATCGATACCTTTTTTTCTAAACATTTCTCTAAGGCATAATATATAAATCTATGCCTCATTAAAGACTTACAAATAGGACATCTTACTCCTTTTCTTCCTCGATGTGCTTCAAATTTTACTTCCTTATCACAGATATTGCATTTCATAATAATCTCTTATCTAACATATCTCTTACTTGACCAACCATTTTTCCAAAATTATAATCATTAATCGGTTTCAATTTTTCTTCAAAACTACATACTTTTTTTAGGTTTTTTGTAAGATCTTCCACGTCATTAAACTTTGACAGATGGACATACTCATCATTGTCTTCCATGATCTCTATAAAGTTTTTTTGTCTGTAGCAAACAGTCTTCATTCCGCAAGCCATAGCCTCGATTAGCCACATTCCATATCCTTCGTATAATGAAGAGTTGAGCATCACTTTACATTTTTTGAACAACTTAAACTTCTCAAAATCATTTAAGTTCATGTGCATTATAACTCTGTCTTTTATACCAAATTCTTCTAGCAATTTATCATGATCGATCTGGGAGAAGCTTGTGACTATATTTAGAGTCCATTTTTTAGGAAGCTTGGAAAACGCCTCTAGCGTATGTCTGAAGTTCTTTCTTTCTACCAATCTGGAAACATAACATATATCATTTGTTTTTTTGCAATCAGGGGCCGTTGATAATTCTCTACTGTTTACGACCGGACTCACTATTTCTATTTTATCATTTTCTAACCATTTCTGCGTCCATTTTTTACATTCCTCGGTCATTACAAAAAGATCGATGTCTTTATTACCCTTCATAACTTTGGCCATTGGTCCAAAAAAGTTATTTTCGTATTCTTCGTTATCTGGAAACATCTCGGTCAACATATTTAGCGGATCGAGTATCTGACATATTATCGGTACGTTAAATTTCTTAGCATATTTCATCGCAGCAATATTTCCCCACGTTGGAGATGCCATTACTAGGTCCGGTTTAGGATATTTTTCTAAAGTTTTTTCCATGTCGCTCATTTTAGCGACTAGCTCCTTGTGTGGCTTGTATAACTTGAAATCATGACCAAACACAGGGTGAGCATTGGTAAATACCGTTAGATCGTATCCTAGTTCCTCAATGGCCTTTATAATCTCATAATTGAAGTATCTTCCACCAGAATAGAAGTTGCAGTTTTCAGTGACGAAGTATATTCTCTTCTGACTTCTTTTTGCCAAAATATCTATGTCATCATCTACCTCCACGGCAGAAGAATCTTTTTCGAGTTGTTTTAATATCGGTTTTATATCGTCAAATTTTTTCGAATTTTTTTCGGCCGCAATGGATAGCTTCTTATAGAGTTTTTTGTCGTCCAGTAATTTGTTTATCGCCTTTATCCATTCTTTATAATTTTTGTAGTCGTCTATCAATAATCCTCCGGGACCGGTTGATTCTGGCAGTCCTCCTTGATTAGAAGATATTGTAGGTATGCCATTAAATCCAGACTCAACGGGCGTTCTTCCAAATGCCTCTAGGTGGGATTGAGGACACGCTATCGTTATCTTTGTTTCAGAAAGGCAATCTCTTATATCTTCAACTTTTTGAGAACCATTGATATGAGGAAATATTGTTTTTAGTCTAGAATATCCATCTCCAATAATCATAAATTTAACGTCTGGCATTCCATTTATAATATCCGACAGCACACCCTCACCTTTAGATGGAGCGAAACATGTCACATACTTTTTTTTCTTAGCCTTTACGAGGTACTTTTCTTTTTTTATTTGAGGGTATAAAACTATGCTATCTCTGTTGAAAAATCTTTTAACTGACTTCTTCATATATTTTGAATTGACAACGATGTTGTCGGCCATTTTGAATGTGCTCCTATTCGATTTTAAGACGTCGTTCTCACAATCAGCTGGGCATGTAAGAATGTCTGCCTTGTATCCTGGCTTGTAGCAGTTTCCACCATATGATGGTCTACATCTAGGGCAAAAATGCTCTACGAAGCTTCTTACAAATAGATATGTTTTTATGCCAAGTTTTTTACACTCAGCCACAACTTCACCTGATACGTTCAATTGAGTCAATACTACTTCTGGTCTTTCTTCTTTTAGGAAACTATCGATCCGATCCAAATGTCTTATTCTAATCCCATCCCTGGTCATTTTACTGGCGTCCTGTCCACCTACAACGATATCCTTGCCATTCTTTTGCAAGTCTTTAAGTAGAGTAAACATAGATATTTGAGCGCCACCAACGAATGCAGGAAATGTGTATTGGTCGAGATAAGCGATCTTTCCTTTTATAGGTTTAAACTTCTCTTCCGGAACAGGCATAGTTGTGTGACTCTCTTCTTCTATTGGCACAATTGCCTTACCACCACAAAGACCACATCTTTCAGACGAGCTCGGTGTTTTGCAAATTCCACATATATACATTATTTTCCCTTCTTGTTTTTAAAATGTTTTTCGAAATGCTCTTTGGCTTTAGCGCTATCCCAAACATCTTTATTGTATATATATGATTGTCTCTCGTGCTGTTTGTCTGATGTTCTTATACCTATCATCGCATCAATACCCAAACCGATGTTAGCTCGAACTAAACTTTCTTCTTCATATTTACCTTCACTGTTGACAGTGAATACATGATCTTCTTTGAATCTCATTTTTGCCCCTTTTCCGATGACATTTTATTATTTATAATTGTCTTCTTTAATCCAGATGGAAGATTTTTTATTTGAGTTTTACTGAGGTACTTTTTTTCCAATTTCTTTGAATCACCATCGTCTTTGGTTTCTTTTTCTTCCTTTTTTCCGACGGTCTTTTTGTCTATTTTTTCTGTCTTTTCTTCGCCATCATCTTTCTTCTCTGTCTTTTTTGTCTTTGTTTTTTTCTTTACGATTTTTTTGCTAACGCTTTTTTTAGTACCATAATAACCACTATTTTGTCTAATGGTTTTTAGATCGTCTTGTGTTCTTTCCATAATTGCTCCTTCTATATTATTTTTTTAACTTCTTTTGTTTTTTTCTTTTTATGTTTTTTTGCAAATTGCTTTTGTGTTATGGCGGGCTTTCCTTTGATCTTTTTTGGAACCTTTCCTCCCTTTATATATCGTCTCATTTCTTTCTTTGAGGCTATAGCAGTTGTAACGTGGCATAATCCGTTGGGATGTCCATCTGGTAGGTTTCCAGCCTTGTATGGGCTTCCTGCGGCCCAATCATCGCATATGTCAAACACTGGATGGGAAGCCGATAGATTCCAGATAAATCCTTTGGCCCACGGCTCATTTTTATTTAATTCTACTGTGGTATTCCTATATGTAAATGCTGTCTCGGTTCTCGCTATCATAAATGAATTGTAGCTGACACTTCCCGGCGGTATATTTTTTAAATCGCTAACTCTGTATGATGGAAATCTTTCCTTGTACCATTTCCACGGGGATACTCTCAATAGCTTTCCCTTTGGTTTGATATACTGTTCAACTTGCCTTGCAATTTCTATCGTGCTTTTACCTTCGGATACTCCTATATGTATAATGTTTCGAACAGTCTTAGTTGATCCAGATTTAAGGCTTAATATCCTCGACGATAGAGTTCTGTTTTTAAATACTTTTCTTGTAAATATTGTCTTATGTACTTGGGAAGTATATGCTCTAACTTCCTTCTCGAATGTTTTTAATAAAATATTTGCTTGCGGATCCTTTATCCCTTTCATCAGTTTAGATAAAACTCCTATATCTCGTTTTCCTATGGCTTCAGAAGCCCCCACGTTTGTCTTAGACAGCAGGTTGGTAAGCGAAGCAATAAACCCAGCAATAAGCACTGGGGTGAGCTTCTGTATTTTACTTTCATCATTAATTTTAGAGCCCTGTCTTCTTATTTCTCTACCGAACTTTTTTCTCAATTTTTCCAATTCAAAATCAAGTTCATCTTCTTGGTCGATCAATATTTTAAGTAGCTCCTTATCAATATTTGCCATTATTTGGTCTCTTTATCCTCTTCTTCTTCTGAATCTGATTGTTTTTTCTTCTCGTCCTTAGCTCGTTCGGTGTCGACTTCATTAAATAGAGATCCACGGTTGATGCTGTCTTCTTCTTCTTTATTTGCTTTCTCTACTTCTAAATCTATATCGGTAACATATTTATCTACGCTTAGCATTTTCATTGCAGTCGCTTTCGTGATAGTTCCTTCGGTGAGTAATGCTTTAACTATTTCCAAGTTTAGCTTGAGATCGTCGCTCAAAATTTGAGGCATTACTATTTTGTAATTGACTTCTTTTATATCTACCCCGGTATAAAGCCCATTCCTATTTTGACCAGCCACCCACATATAAATATTTATTATCTCTTCAAATACAGGCGTTAGTTCTGTTTGCTTCCTAGACGCTTTTTTGACCATTACTGGGACCTGCTCTGACACTGAAGCCTTACTTGAAGAAACCGCTGTACCCATTACAAATTCAGGTGTTTCCGAGTTCTGACATATCTGCCAAAATAAAACTTGTAATAGTCCGATCGATCCTTTTGTACTATCCATTGCCTCTAGCATTCCGAATTTGGCATCTTTGCCGGCGGTCAACATTTTTCCTGCTTGCCATTTTATAGTTTTCTTACCGGACACTGAATCGGTAGTCTCATTCTCTGTTTTAAAGTCGCTAAGACTACTTGCTCCGGTCACATACGGTATTGGAGTATTATTAAATATATTTGATTTTATTGCTTGCTCTTCAACAGAATGATAATTTCTAATTAGATAATACAGTCCTTGAAATTCTGTCTGTCCGTATACGTCGCCTGGTTCTAGTTCATTCGCAAAATGCACCATCTTCATCGGCGCATCTTCGTATACAATTTTTGATATTTCCTTTTTAGTTCCATCAGACGATATTTTACTAGCAGATTCGGTGACTGTATTTTTTTCGTAATCTTTTCTGATAGATAAAATATATGATTCTTTCTCGCCTTCTTTGTCTGGAGATGCGACAACTGTTTTTATATCATATCCGATAATTCTATTTCCATTTATTGGATCTACAAATTTAGTCACATAGTCTGGACTTATTATCGATACAACTCCGTTCATATGAAAATATAAATATGAATCACCGTCTCTAAATCCATTTTTTACGAACTTTAACATCGTGCCATTTTGATTACTCAAAAATTCATTGACATCTTTTTCTATTTCTTCATCTCCTTCTTGTATGTCAATCTGTATAGGATCAGGAAGAGTAAAAGCGATCGTTGAGTTTATGATTGGTTTACAAAAAACGGCTCCTAATTGAAAGCCCTTTCCGTGGTTGTCACCATTTTGATCAGATATTATCGATGCGTAGTATAGGGCCTTTGTTAGCCCATAATTACATTTAGAGTAATCGATTGTCTCGTGTTTGTTAAATACTAGGTTGTAGTAATCAACCATATTGTTTAGAAAAGTAGGAGGAGATATTCTTCCTATAGTTTCTTTGATTACTGACAATAATGTTTTTTTCTTTTGCATTTAATTACCTCCGAAAATAGTTCATAGATACTTACAATAACTATATCAACTATTGCTATCAATATCAAAATCTATCTGTTCCACTTCTCCGCCGACACTCATTTCCCTTAATCCCAAATTGGCAAGCCATAAGGCCATTAGAACATCACCGGTATGTCCAGATGGATATTGCAGCAATTCTTCTATTAGTACGCCAACCAGCTGTTGAGTTCTTGGATCCTCTGAATACGGTAATTTGAATTTCTTATTTTCAAATAGTATTGCCAGTGAGTCTACTCCTATTTCCAAATCGTACTTTTCACTTCCAGTAGTGTGCCCTTCGATCGGCAACGCTGTTGAATCAGCCAAGTCCATTCTAAGAGCGTCCTGGTACGCATTATTCTCTACTTTTATTTTTCCCGGATTAAACGCACTGCCCTGTTGTTTTATCAATTCTCTTTGAACCGCAGGGGATACTCTTTCTCTTACTATGTTCAACAAATATCTATTTCCTAAACTATCTCCAGCCAATGTAACGATTACAAAATAATCACCATCTTCCTTTATAGCCACGTCAACGCCTTGTGATATCTTAATTCTTCCCATGTCCGACTCAACAGGCGAGTATTTGGACAGTAAGCTCCTTTGCTTGTCGAGACACTGCATTACCCATTGATGTTTGAATTTAGCTGTCTCATCGTCAATGGCGATGTTTCTGTATTGCTGATTAAAGGCTATCGATCCCATCGACTTCTTTTTGTCCATCAATTGATCCCAGGACCATCTTTCGGGCCAAATGACCTTATTCTTTTCCTCGTCGACTATTGAATCCTGTCTAAGCCTCACATCAAATGTTTTATCTCTCATAAACTTTTGATATAGATCGTCTACGTTAAAAGTCGTTCCAACTACAATAAGTTTTCCTCCCGGCTCCAATATAGGCAGTAGGACTTTCATAAACCAATCAAAAAACTTCCTTCTCTGCTCCGGAGTTCTGGTATTCTCATTGTTCAAAATATCATCGCAGATAATAACATCGGCACGTCTTGAAAGTAATGATCCACCTACACCAACAACTGAAATGGTCGGATCTTTTATTTTGTTATCAGTTCGATTCAATATGATTTCTGTTTCGGACCACTTACTCTTGTCCATTTTCTTTTTAGTTATCGGGACTAAATTTGGATATAAAAAATTAACTACCTCGTTATTTAACAGCTGACCCTTTATTTCTCTAAGAAAGGCCTTTGACTGATCGAGTGCATTTGAGACTATTATAATCCTTACGTTCACATCTTTTAATATCTCATTTATAGAATTTTCTACAGTAAAAACAGTGCTCTTACCATGACTTCTAGCAGCCAGAACCATTATTTTATTGTTCTTTTTCTTAGTATTATTGTGAACTAATTTACCTTTTGCATTCTGTATTAACTTATTATCCAATATCCCGAACCAGTCATAATGATGGATATTGTTTTTATAACCTAATATGCATTGAGACAAGAAAGGCAGTCCGAGTTTATTTATCGCGCTTATGTACAGTTCCCTTATCATCCCTCTTTGACTTTTTTTTGCACTTTTTATCAACTTTATTATCTCCTGCGATTGCGAGAATTGCTCTTGCAATATCTTGCAACGGTTTTGATAAGTCAACTTCTTCATTTTCTTCTCCTTCTGGAACCAAGTTTTCACCATTGTCTGGATTAGGCACGCCCTCAGTTCTGTTTGTTGTCTCTTTATATACATTTAAATTTATTTGTGCCCTTAAAGTCCATTCATATGCTTTGGCACACGCTACAGTCATCTTTGACGGTGGGTTGTTATATGGATAAGCCTTCAACTCTTCCACCGTTAAACTATTAAAAAAATTTAGCCAATAACTTTGACTATTCTTTTTGTCCCACCTACCATCAGATCTATTTTCCGGATGATCACCGAACCCCCCTCTTCCAGTTGGATTTAGGTTCATAATGCTCCCGGCTTGCTTTGTAGTCGTCTTCTTCATATATTGTTGCTCCTTTACTATAAGTAAATTATATCAAAAAAATGCACCTCTCGCGAGATACATTTAATGTTTAGTTCTTATATTATGGTAAATAAAGTTAGTGTGTGTCATGCATAACGTCTTTCAATGCACTATGCGGTGTTTTTTCTTCGGGATCATCTATATTTTTTATAATCACATGGTATCCTTTTTTAGATAAGTCCATACTTTCACATATAGATCTTAAAACATTTTCCATAAAATCTGTACCAAATTTACTCTTATAGTCTGACTTTATTGTCACTTGAAAAGTTTTTGTATTTTCAATTTTCATCATTCCCCTTCTAATATATCTAATTTTACTTTAGAAACTTTTTAGTATATCTTTTGATATCCTTTTTATATTCTATAATATCTTCCTGATCATAACCCTCTGGTTCATCTACTATAAGTTTTTTATCAACAAAATCAAATAACTCTACCTCATTAACACAATCCCAATCTTGGTCTGTAAGCTCTCTTAATACCTTTTCAGTTTCTTTTAATAGTTTGTCTTTTGGTACATACTTTACTAATATCTTTTCAAATACCATTGCTACATCTGTTCCGCTTGCCCATCCCATTTGTTAATCTATATATATCGTATCATAAATAATCATTTTTGTCAAACAAAAAAGAGGCAGGAAGGAGCACCCTAAACTGCCTCTCATTCATATTGTATCATAAAAGAAATAGCACTATTTTTTCTTATTTTCTTTGTTTCTTTTAATCTCTTCGTTCTTCTCCCATACTGCGGCTTCAACTGGATTTTGAAGAACACGGATCTCTCCATTTTTCAAATCAACATTTACAGGTAACGTACGTGATATTTTGTATTTCTCTCCTATACCAACATTAAATTTTGTCATCCTTTTGTTAGAATTTTCCTTTGAATCGAATCTTATACCGAACACTTTTTGTGCCCTGGCAAGTGCCTCTGCTGATTGGTTAAAAGACTCAACTGACGACTGAAATTCAGTCATAATATCCGTAATAGCCTTGACGTCCTTTTTGCTTATTTTAACTATCTTGTAAACCGGCTTTTTAAATTTCTTTCCTACTGCAGCTTCTTTGATTTTTTCTGCTCCTTCTTTCATCTTTTTTCCAATAGTTTCAAGTACCATTTTTATCCTTTTTTTATTATTTGCCTATTATTTTTTCCACTGTTATTGTTTTGAATCTCTTCATGGCGGTGTCAATACTTTTTTTATGCTTTATTTCTATCTCTATTCTCGTCATATCCGTGGTTAAATAGTCGCTGATTACATCAAAATCAATCCCCCTTAAGTGTGCCCTGTAGGCATCTCTGTGCTTGATAAACACACGGTTCTTGCATAAAACATTGTGTCTGGCGGTTGATAATTCCATCAATTCTTCAACTGATTTCTCCGAAAGAAATTTAACATATTTTCCTACTATATCTGTCATGGTGCTCCATTTTTTATTTTTTATTCGTAAGCTCTTAATATTTCTTTTTCTTTTGGGTTTGTTAGGTATATCTGATCGTATAATGCATTGATTAATTTTACATTTCTCTTCCATGGGAGGGTCTCAAAACCCTTAGTTTCAACCCATATCTTTTTCCCATTGTTAAGCGTTACCTCAAAGTCTACAAAGTGATTCCACATATGATGCCCATTGATATCAATTGATATCTTTTTTTGAGACTCTAGGTTTTTAATTTTACCATCTTTAACCATCTGCTCAAGCCACATTGCATCCATTTTTTCCATACCACTATGAAATGTCCTGTCTTTATAAGTAGTTTTTTTGGCCCCATACTTATTTTTTTTGACTGTCTTATTTTTAAAATAAGTTCTAAATTCACCTACTGTCATTCGCATAATTTCTTCCAAAATAGAGTTATTCTTTCAAATATGTCCAGATTTGAGACGCTCTCTACTCCCAACATTCTTTCGTTTTCTGACATTTTGTTGTGTAGGCTAATTATATTATTCGACCGTACATACAGGCATAATCCTATGGCCGCATCTATTTCACTCCCATATGATCCTATGTAGCGGAATTTCTTATTGTGATATACCTCCACACACCACCTTCTATTCTTATTTTTCCAATATACTCCATGAAAACGAGATCTTTTTTTCATTTCTCCTCCTTAATTATTTACTTCATATGACCATCTTTTTTCAATCCGGCTTCCGTATAACCCCGGACTATTGAAGATGTTGATACGCTCTTATCTTTTTTTGATAATTTTATCATCACCTTTTTTGCTTTTTTACAGACCTTGGCATGGATGCTTACCCTTTTTTTTGAATCAGGTATTCTCGGTCTTCCTATATTTTTTATATCGTCTTTTTTCATTAATTCTCCTATTGATGTAAAGCGTATTCGCTTTGAAGTTGTTTAATTCTATCCTTTAAGGTATTTATTAGCTTTGTAACAAAATTTACATAATTAATAGCTATATCTGCATAGTATTTTTTCTCTATTTCTTTTCTAACTAATGGCCAGTGAGATACATCTAAATCAGCTTCAATGTCTTTATTTGTCACTCTCGCGATCGTATTTTTTAATTCCTGTTTTCTTATTTTCCAATCCTTCGAATATTCAAATTTCCTATATGAATATGCCATATTTGCCTCGAACTGGGCTTCTGACGCGATCTTAGTTAGCCTGGGTAGGAATGTAGTGAGTCTCACGTTTATTATTATCAATTGGTCTATGGTGAAAGTATCGAATCTATCTTTTTCCAAATAATCTTTTAGACTATTTATTATCTTTTCGATACTCTCTATTTCTTCGATCTTTGATATGCGCCTGGTAACAACGGACTTACCATTCTTTATTTCTTTCTCCAAATTTTCTTTATGATCTTTCATATATCCTTAAAAAGGTATGTCGTCTAGGCTAATATCTTCATCGGTTTTTTTATCGTTTTTTTTCTCTGTATCAACGGCGTCTTCATCTTCGTCTTCATATTCGTTTTCAAATCCGGGTATTATATTATCATTATCAATTTGAAACATTTTAATTAGATCTAATGGCTCTTGAATCGTTGATCTCTCCTCTGAAGTAAGGCCTGACTTTTTTTCTTCAGCCTCTACTTTGTAGTAGCATTTTTTGTCTTCCAGCCTAGTGATAGTAATATCATAATTGATTGGATCACCTTTTTCCTGAGTAATTTCTTTAACTTTTTTGAAGATCTCTGCATATCCCTTGAAAACCTTTAATTCTCCATCTTCCCTATCAATCAACTGCCAACAAAATACTTCAAACTTTTTTCCTCGATATTCGTCTATAAAGGCAACTGGCTTCGACACTATTCTGACTCGGATTGAATCACCTTTACTTTTTAACGAAAGGTACTTACTATTTTCTTTTGGCTCGTAATCGTAGCCGCTAACTTTGTATTTTCTCATTTTATCTCCTTTTTGCATAATATCTTTTATTCATTTCTTTTTGCATTTTCTTGATTGTCAAGCATGCGAGGAATACATTCTTGTATTTGATATAGTCTGCTCTTCCAAATGTCTGAATGTCATTCATCTCGCCAGTTTCTTTTCCAAAATTTAGTATGATCCCACCGTCGAGTTTTTCCCCGGTTTCTTCTTCATAGGCCTGTATGTATCCAGCTACTTGATAATATGCCTCGTCGTAGATGGCCTTTCCTGTCTTGTAGTCAATGAGATATTTCTTCCCATCGATGGTTGCGATCGCATCTGCCAAACCTACATATTCATATCTCTTGGAATACATGAGTCTTTCAGCGTGATGAAATTTTACATCGTTATTTTTGTACCAATCCAAGAAAGCATTGATACCATTCATAGCCTCATCTGGTAAAACTTCTGGTAAAGATACTTTTTGATCCAGCGCAAACTTTTCAGCAAAATCATGAACCATGTTACCGATTGAAGCTGCTTTATCCTTCTTGACAGTGTGGGCCTTTAGGGCATCATCTACTACCGGATACAGTTCTTCAGACGTTATCTTCTGACCAGTAACGGACTCCAAATAAGACTTAAGATGTTTTCCAGCCTCTCCGACTGCCCATGGAATTAAGAATCTCGATTTGTCTATAATTCCTGTCGCTCCGGTAACTGATATTATCCCTTTTCTTTCACCTTCTTTTTTGTACTGATGGGAATTAGGATAAAAGTTTATGCTTACTTTGCCCCCATACGCTTTATGATTTACTTTTTCCACTGGCATTTTTTCCTCCTTTAATTTTGTCTAGTTTTTTTTGTAATTTTTCTTTCTTCTCCGATGTCTCTGATTTCTCGTCTGGCTTATCGGTTTTTTTGGGAACTATAACTTCTTTGGCCCACTTATATTTTTTATCTCCATTTATAGCTTTAATTATTTGAGTAAAATTAGGAGCGATTACTTTTCCAAGAGTCCCGGTTCTATCTTTGGCTACATATTTATCGCTAGTAGGATCCACTAGAATTACTCTGCGTTCTTTTTCACCATCTGATACTACTGTCATATATCCAACAATATCCACCATATTTACAAGCTCGGCCGATATCTTTGTAGCGATCATCGGACGTTTTATCATTCTTCCTTCATCTTCCTTCTCGTCTATATGAGCCACAAGGATAACATTTTTTCCAGTATCTCTTAATACTTTAAAAACATTTCTAATTTGCTTTTTGAGCCAACCCCATCCTGCCATTGTTGGTGATCCATCTGATTGTACTAACTTTTTGTCTGCTTCATTTACCATATACACTTGAAGCTTATCCATTAATTCTCCGATAGGATCTATAATAATGGTTTTGTACTTTGATTTTTTCGCTTCTTTAATAAATTCTACAACATCCGACCACTTTTCAATTCTGCCGACTATTACGGAAATACCTCTTAATCCAAAATATTTAGACCCATTTTCACAATCGGCTAATATTGGATTTGGCGCAGTTGATGCAAAAGTAGTTTTACCTACTCCTCCATCTCCGTATACCATCATAATTGTCGACGGTCTTTCTTGTTCGTCTGAAGTATTATACAACTTCATAAATGCTCCTTATTTTATTTATATTCTTTTTTTTGGAACCAGTGACCCCGAATCGAGGCCACCAGTTTCCCTCCTTAAAGTGGTGTAAATTTTCAAACTATATTTATATTAGTTTGTCTACCCACTTTTTAATCTTCTACATTTACAATAACATATTTACTGTTTTTTGTCAAACATTTAATACCAGTTCATTATGTCGTGAAATTTCAACGCCCTACTTGGAGTCTCATATCTTCCATGTATATATATAAAACCCGCTTCTATTTGATCTAAAGTATCAGATGTTTTTTCTATCCCAGTACCGGACCACGTGCTATCCAAAAATTGGAATAACCCATATGCGGTACTTGTGGGATTTTGTGCATAATTATCAAAATCGCTTTCTCTGTCAATTAATTCATGCAATGATCCCCACTCATCTTCTCCAAACATTTCTATACATAATTTGTGCATCGATTCTTTTATCGACTCCCTTGAAAGATAAATATCTTTACCAGGATTTAATAGTTTTTCTTCATCTACCGGGATTCCCGGTATTATTTTTAGTGGTTCTGGATT